ATCAACCTATGCGAAGAGCAAATGTAGAACATGTTGGAGCTCAAGGTATAATAAAAGATGCTGTAAATGAGCTATCTAAGAAGGATAGGAAAATGGCTCCAGGTATTGCTAGAGGTGTTAGGCCTCCATCTGGAATTAAAAAAGAAGATAGGTTAGAATCTTTACTATGCCCTATTGTTAATAGAGGAAAACTTTTTTTAAAAAAGAATCATAGTGATTTGGTCGATGAAATGTTTCATTTTCCAAAAGCAAAGAATGATGACTTGCTTGATGGTCTTTGGTATTCTATTATAAATGCTAGAGCTCCAGTAAGTAGTAAGATTGATGCTAATAGCTTCGAGGAAGAAACCGAAGAAAAAAGAGAGTTTATAGGTAAGAAAATAATAAGAAGTTGGATAACAGGTCAAAGAGTTTAAAAAATACAAAATAAGACTTGACAAACGTATGTTTTAGAGTTATATTATATAGTATATATAATTTATGTATTTGGGGGATTTAATATTACAAACGAAAAAGACTTTGCGCAAATAGATGAAGCGCAAAAGAATAAAGACTTATGGAGAAGATGGCGCGATGCTCGATCTGATTGGGATGATGAAGCTAGAGATGCAGTAGATTTTGCTTTAGGAAATCATTATACAACAGAAGAGTCTGACGCATTAAATGCTGTTGGGCAAGGTGACTTTATTATAGATAGAGTCTATGCTGCTGTCGATAAACTTAAGTCTTTGCTTACCTCAAGGAATCCAAAGTTTTCTGCTGTTGGCAGAGAGGATTCTGACAATAAAATTTCACAAATATGGAAAACTATACTTGAGTATTGTTGGGATATCTCAGATGGCGATATGGAATTTAAACAAGCTGTACACGATTATGCAATAACTGGTCTTGGATATTTTTATGTATATATAGACCCAGAAGCAGATTTTGGACGAGGTGATGTAAAGTACACGCACGTAAATCCATTTAGAGTATATGTAGACCCAGCTGCTAGGAATAGATATTTTACCGATGCTTCTGGAATTATCCTCTCTACCATTTTAACTAAAGAGCAGGTTCTATCTCTTTACCCACAAATAGAAGAATTCATTAAAGATATTGATACTATGACTGATGAAGAAGACTATCCCTCTTCTTCAAGAAAAAATACATCTTCATCATTTACACCAGATGTTGTTAAAGATAAAGATAGTGGGTCTTATGAAAGATATAGAATACTAGAAAGATTTGAAAAAGTAAAAGTTCCTTATTATAGACTTTTCAATAAACAGAGTGGTGAAGAAAAAGTTGTAGATATGGAAACTTTTCAAATAGTTTCCACGGAGAATGCTCATCTAATAGAATCGGGACTGGTTGAAGCTGTTGAAATTATGCAAACACGAGTCAAAGTGGTTGCTTCTATGGGACAGCATTTGTTATACGAACAAATCCTCAATACTGATATATACCCAATTATACCAGTCCCTAATATTTGGACTAATACTCCATATCCAAAATCAGATGTATCTAAAGTTAAAGACTCTCAAAGACTTATTAATAAGCTTTTTTCTTTAACACTAAGCCACGCTCAGGCTTCTGCTGGTCTTAAGTTACTTGTACCAGAGGGAAGTGTTGATAGCGTTGGTGATTTAGAAAGAGACTGGGCAAATCCTAATGCAGTATTAGAATATAATCCTGAATTTGGTGAACCTCATTTTCCAGCTCCTCAACCACTTGCTGGTGAGTTCTATCATTTAATAGATAGAGTAGAGCATTATATAGATTTAAATTTTGGAATCCCAGAGCTTATGCAGGGATTCAAAGAAAAAGCTCCAGATAGCGTACGTGGTACAGCTATGCTTTCAGAAATGGGAGAAAGCCGTGGACGTTCTAAGTTAAAAGACATAGAAGGAAGTCTTAATCAGCTTGGAAGGTGTATCTACAATTTCGCTAAAGGACATTATAAATATGAAAAAACATTTAGAATTGTACAGCCTAACAATGATCTTACTGAGTTTTCAGTAAACAATAGAATGTATGATGATAAGACTAAAGAACTGCAGACAATTGATAATGATATATCATTAGGTCAGCACGATGTTAGAATAGTATCAGGTTCGACTTTACCTTCAAATAAGATGGCAGAATATAATATGTATCTTGAAGCGTATAAGTTGGGACTGGTAGACGATGTTGAGGTCTTAAAGAAAACAGAGATCTTTGACAAAGAAGGTGTATTGCAACGCAAAGGCATGATGTCTAAAATGCAGTCACATATACAACAACTAGAGGGTCAAATAAAAGAACTCAGTGGTGATTTACAAACAGCTGACAGAGAAGCTGTCCATGCTAAGAAACAAGTTATCACAGAAAAATTCAAGACCGACCTAAAAGAGATTAGCTCTGATGTAAAATTCAAAGAAAGAGTTAAGCTTGGAGAGCTAGAAAAAGTGATTGATAAAGCAGATGTTCGTGCTGAAGCTGCGTTAGCTATACAAAAGGCGAATAAAGGGAGTTCCTCTAAAGAGAGGAGCGCACAAAATAAACAATAATCATAGGTTAAGCTTCTTCGGAATATCTAAGGGTGTTTCGAATTAAAGAAGAGATCTAAAGGAGGTTATATGGAAGATCAAGTGCAAGGCGAAATAGTTGAACAGGAAATTGGTAGAACAACTCGAGAAGGCTTGGCAACGTCAATGCAAGATGTCGAATTGGCTTCAGAAATTCCAAGTGTTCAAGACGGTGTAATTGACGAAGGAAATAGGAGAGCACCTAATTTAATAACTAAAGAGGGTGACGAATCCGAAGTTAACTATGCTACTGATTGGGAGAATGAAACTAAAAAGTTTCAGTCTATGTATGATAAGCAAAATGCTGATTATCAAAGACTTCAAACTGATTATGAAAAACTTCAGCCAATGTCTGAATTACAGCAGGTTCTTGAAACAAGACCAGATGTAGTTGATGCAATAAAAGAAAGGCTTGAAGGAAAGAAATCTCAAGAAACTATACGCGAAACAGATGATGTCAACACAGTTGATGAATCATCTTTTGACCCATGGGAAGCCTATTACAAACCAGAGTCAGCTTCATTTAAAATGAGGACGTCTCAAGAAAGGGCTTTAGTAGATGAGGCAGTTGGAAAACATATGTCTGATCTTCAAGGTCAAGTAGCGTTGCAAAATTTACGCAACGAGTTGTCAACTAATTATGATATGAAAGATGAAACTTCTATTAATGAGTTTATAGATTTTGCCACTACGCCAAGAGATCAATTACCAATCGATGTGTTAATTGATGTTTATCGTAAGCATTATAATAAAGGAGTTAATAATGTTTCACCTAACATGGAAGCAGTAAAAGCAACTCAAAGCATTCCAAGAACAGCTGGCATTCTTCAAGGTGGCGAACTACCAAAAAGAAATGAGCAGGATTCAGCTTGGGATAGGATTTTGCAAGCAGGGCAAGCAGGGAGAATTCCCTAATTAATATAATCAAATAGGAGGTAACAAATGGCTGTTACACAAGGAATAAAATCCAGTTATGATATTACAGCTGCTACCCAAGATGCGGGCATAGGTCAAAGACCTGATGCTCGTCGATTATACGATTTCTCAGATCGGGTTGCCGAATTGGCACCAGAGGAGTCACCGTTTTTTGTATATCTTTCAAAAGTTGCAAAAGTTCCAACGGATGATCCTGTATTCCGATTCTTAGAAAATCGTTCAAAAATCGATTGGTCAAGCAGAGATTTCTTACTAGCTAATACACCTGGCACGGTGGTAGCTGGTAGTTCTTACTCTTTCACAGTTGACGCAGATAGTTCAACTGGTGGTAGTGTTTCAGGTGGTAGTGCGCCTGGATTCTTAATAAAAGGTATGGTATTTTCAGTAGCTACGCTTGGTAAAAATGCAGCTGCTGGTTATTCACAGGCTTTAGTCAGAATCGAAAGTTCACCAGTGGTTGGTAGTTCTTCTACCACATTTACTGGAAAAGTTGTTGACTTTTCATCTTTAACTAACTCTGGAGGTGCTATTTCTGGAGAGGATGTCTTAACAAATGACGATCTATGTCAAGTAATTGGTACTTCATTTCAAGAAGGCTCAGGATCACCAGATGCCTGGTCTAGCGAAATTGAAGACAACTATGGCTATACACAGATCTTTAAAACGGCTTGTGAGATGTCAAACACAGCGATTGCAACACGCTATCGCGGATATGCAAACGAGTGGGAACGCATTTGGGCGATGAAACTTCGTGAGCATAAAGTTGACATTGAAAGAGCTTTATTGTTTGGTCAAAAAGCAAGAGTAAGTTCAATCCAATACACGGAAGGTGTAGTCGGACATATATTAAAGAATGGTGTTGCACAAATTGGTGACGCTGATCTTTCTTATACATCTGGACAACCTTACTTTAGAAGTGTTGCAGATTCCGAACTAACTTACGACAGATTGCTTTCCGATATGGAAGTAATGTTTGATCCAGCACGTGGTGGTGCAAGTGAGAAACTAGTTCTTGCAGGTCTTCCTGTAATTAGTTTCTTTAACAAACTTGGAAAAGATTCATTCTTAAGTTCAAGTTTATCTTACAATAAGAATGCAGCTGAAATGGCTACACCTACGGCACCTGGTACAAATTCATCTCCTCATCGTATGAACATGCAGGAGAGAAATGGTGCTTTTGGTCATAAGGTGTTTACCATTGAAACTGTTCATGGTACAATGCATTTAGTAAAAGAGCCATTGTTTAGAGGTATGACTTCTAACTTTATGGCTATGATTGACATGAGTCAAATTGCATACCGTCCACTAGTTGGAAATGGTATCAATCGCGACACAGCAATAATGTCTAACATTCAAAACGCTGATGAGGACTTGAGAAAAGATATGATTCTAACCGAAGCAGGATTAGAAATCACATTACCTGAATCTCATTCACTCTACAACGTAGAATTTTAGGAGGTTATAATATGTATACCGATTCATTAAATAAAAATAGTGGTGCTTTTGAGACTGGCGAAAAAGCTTTTCAGAAGATTGATAATACTGTAGCTGTAGCGAGAACGCTTTTAGCTTCAGAATCTGGAACTCTTTTCGCAGTTGATATGTCTACTGTAGATAATAATGTTACTATGACATTACCAACAGTTTCAGATGCTGTTGCTGGTGTTAGTTACGATTTCTGTTTTACAGTTAATTGTGATGATGACGCTGACTTTATTATTACTACAGGACTTAACGCAACTGATATATATGGATATATTGTTGCTGGTGCTGCAAATAGTACAGTAGATGACGTTGATGGTTTATCTAAGATAACTATTGACGGTTCTGTTTCTCAGGCTATTGAAGGCATGAGAATAACTCTTATCTGCGACGGTGTTAATTGGCATTTATCTGGATACGTTCCAGTTGCTATTGGTACAGTTGTAGTAGTAGAGGCTGCTTCTGCTTAACAATCCGAATAAATAAGGATTAACAGATTTGGATTCTGTGGGGCTATTCAAAAAAAGTTTAGCCCCGAATATCCTAAAAATTTAAATTAAGGAAACAGAAATGGCAGATTACAACTCAGGAAATACAGATGTTAAAGTATTTATCCACGACCCAAAACCAGGAAGTAAAACGCAAAGTGCTGGTCAAATCGCAAAAGATGTTTATGATCATGTAGCAGGATTAGATTCTACTAATAACAAAGTTATTTCTATATCACACTGTACATTAAAAGGTGATAAGGTTATGACTATGGTAGTATCTGGTGCGTAAATTTAAGTGCCAACACTGCGACAATCCAAATAATTGGTTTTATTGTAGAGGTTGCGGTAAGAGAGCATCTGCCCCAAAATTTACTACTAACTCATTTATTATAAGTGAAGTTGGTAAACGAACTGATGTAGAATTTAATACTATTTCATATGATGAAAGTATTGATAAAATGAACAAAGCCGATAAGCGGTGGAAAGGATTTTAATATGTACGGTAAAACAGGTTATGGAAATAAAAAAAGCGCTCCTAAGAAAAAGAAAAAAATCACAAAGAAACCTAAAAAGAAATAAGTAGATGGCAACATTTAGCGCACAAGTAGTAGATTTAGTAGGAGCATTTAGCGATGAGACTGCATTGGATTCCTTTATAACAGAAGGAGCTAATGAAGTTATTAACGCTATGCCTCGCCCTATAATGGAAAGAGTAGCTGAAGAAACTCCTTTTACAAATACTGTTTCTTCTGAAGGTCACAAAATATTAGATGTATTAAAGTATGATGGCACGATAGACCAACCTTGTAGAAAAGTTTCAGCTTTTAAAAGAGGTAGGATTCAAGATTCTTCTGATATGGAATTTGCTACAAGCTCAGATCCTGCTTATTACATACAAAATTCATTAATAACGTTATTCCCAACAGGAGATGGAAAGCTTGTATCTATGCCTACGTATAGTCAAGCTGCTCCTTTAAATGCTGATGTTATTTCTAGTATAACAAATTTTCCAAATGAGTATGAATATTTAGTTACGTTATACGCAGCAGTAAAAGCATTACAACAGTTAATGAATAATAAGCACGGTAATACAGATATCACTGGAGCCTTAACAGCTTTGGAAGCTTCGGTTGTAAATGCAGAAGACGAAATAGAAGACGGTGGTAAAATGGTAGCAAACATTGTTTTAGGAGTTGCTGAAGTTCTTGAGTCAGCAGGAGATACTGATACTACTAGCTCAGAGCTTAAAACAGCAGCAGATGCAATTACTACTGCTTTAGGTCAAATAAATACACATAGTTTTGATGATGAAGATACGTTTACTACAGCTACATCTCAATTAACAAGAGTAAAAAATTCTCTTGACCAAGTATCAGATATTATTAATGGAAATCAACCATCGGCTACAACAGATGCTTTTGGAGCACAGGCAGCTGAAGATGTTGAACTAGTAACTTCATCATTAAATATTGCACAAACAGAAATACAAAGAGCTAATGCACATTTATCAGAATGGACTTCTATATTGCAAGGAGCTTTATCTCAAGCGCAAGGATTTGCAAGCGAAGTACAGGCAAGAGGAGTTTGGACATCTGCAAAAGCTCAAGTTTGGAATGGGTATTTTGCATCAGCTGCTGCATACGCTCAAGCTGCTCAAACATATTTAGCATCTTCTCAAGGATATGCAAGTGAAGTTCAATCTAGAATGGCAGTAGATACTACAGAATATAATTGGTATCAGACTCAGCAAGCAAAATTACAAGCTGATTACGATAAAGGTATTCAGATAATGAGGGGCGCATAATGGCATTTACTTCAGTAACATTAAATACATCTCCATCTTTTACGTTGGTAGGTCTTAACACTTCACCTTCTTGGTCTGGAGTAACATTAAATACATCTCCATCTTTTGAGCTAATAAGTCTTAATACAACACCTTCATGGACTTCAGTTGCATTACCATCTACTACAAATTGGATTGCACCTGGAGCTGACACAAGAGCTTGGAATGTTATTCAAGTGAACTGGGAAGATGAATCAAGAGAATATAATCAGTTTGGATATCTTGGAAAGGATTCTGATTAATGGCTGTACATAGTTTAACACCGAAAAAAATTATATCAATAGTAAGGCAAGTATTTCCAGAAGCCCCTGAGGCTTATGTTTTAGAATTAATAAATCAAGCAATGGTTGAGGCTGGCAAATATAATAGTAAAATTGAATATGCAAAAACAGATACTATAAATGATCAACAATGGTACACTTTAAGTGATACTAATGCTGGTACAAATGTAGAAATAAATAAAGTATTAAGATGTGATTTTAAAGATTCTAATGGAGATTATGTTAAAATACCTAGATTGATAAATAACGAAATACAAACAATGGATATAGACTAATGGCATTAGCACCAGAAGTAACAAAAATAATTTGCGTAGCAGATTCAAGTTCAAGTTTACAAAGTAAGTATTTTACCATTTCAGGAATGGGTACAGATTTTGCACAAAATGATTACTATGTATGGATTGATGTAGGTAGTGGAGGTACAGACCCAGAAATTTCTGGAAGAACAGGGATTGAAGTTAATATATCTGCGGATGCAAGTAACTCTACAGTGGCAACAGCGGTAAGTAATGCAATTCACGCTAAAGCTGATTTTTCAACAGCAGTTGGTTCAGCTACAATAACGGTTACAAATGCTGTTAGGGGTTCTGTTACAGATGCAGCTAATGTAAATGCTGGTTTTACTATTACCACAGAAACCGCAGGCACTGGAACAAATACTAGTAGTTATAATAATCCAGAAGATTATATTGCTTGGTTTATAACTGGAGATCATCTTGCTATTGTTACTACAAAGGGCAATGATGCTAACACAGTTCACCAAAGAGAAGGTGATTATAAACCAATAGATATTAATTTAATAAATGGACTGTTAATACATTACATAGGCGAACCTAATGCAGTGTCAGGTATTAATAGTCCACTAGATATTGACAATACGATGCATTCTTTTATAACTGACTTTGTTAAGTGTAAGTTATATATGGATAGGGCTGGTCAACTGTCTATTTCAAATGCTAATAGTGCAGCAATTTCGATGAATCTTTCTACTCAACACGAAAGAAAGTGGAAAGAAAGTTTAATTAAGTACGGAAGTAAGAAACGTGATAAAGTTGGTGGCTCAAGACGAATTATGCCACCAGACATAAGATAATTAATAGTCTGTAAAAGACGGTGGTGGAGGGAAAAAAGGATTAAAAAATGGCAGTGCCAAGTAAATATCAAGCAAAAGAAGTTTTAAACAAGGTTTTAAATGCAGGCGAGGATGCGTTAAAAGTTGATATAGATAACGTAACCCTTGACGGTTCTCAGTTATCTGTAGATATAGATAACGCAAATGATTCAATTGTTATCTTTAGTAATACAGTAGCAGATGGTAGTGGTACTAATACAGTTCCATTAGTTGACGCAGCTGGTAACTTACAAATAGATATTGTATCATCTGCTTTACCATCTGGTGGAGCAACCGCAGCAAATCAAGCTACAATTATTGGTCACGTAGATGGATTAGAGACTTTAATAACATCTACTAATTCAAAAATAGATACATTAGATGCAGTTCAAGATAATGCATTAACTAAATTAGGTGAAATTGAAACTACTAATAACGCAAATCAAGTTTTATTAGGAACAATTGATTCTGATACTGATGCGATAAAAACAGCAGTTCAGATATTAGATAATGCTATTGATGGAAGTCAAATGCAAGTAGATGTAGTCGCAGCTTTACCAGTTGGTTCAAATACTATAGGAGTAGTTGACCTTGGCTCTACAGATAACGCTGTCTTAGACGCTATGGTTGTTGACCTTGCTGAAATAGAAGTTGCAACCGAAGCAACACAATCAGCTTTAGAAAAAATGTTGTATGGAAATGCTTTAGTAATTACAGCTATTCATGGTAGTGGAAGTACACAAGACTTAAGCGGTACTTACGAAGCTTTATATGTTGGAGTTGGTGGTGATGTTGTCGTTACTATGGTAGGCACAGGTAACTTTACTTTTAAAAATGTTGCAAGTGGTCAATTGCTTCCTATTAGGATTACTCACGTAGTAAATACTAATACTACAGCAACAAATATGATAGCGTTGAAAGCTTAATATGCCGTTAACATGGAAAAGAACAACTCTAAACTTTTTAAGATCAATATATGACGTTATTTGGAATAAGATTCAATTGGATTATAACGAAATTAATGTCAAATGGGAAGAACATACAGGATGAAAAATTTTAATTTGAGGAAAATATAATGGCAACATTAGCAGGAAATACGATAGCGAGTACTTATCCGCTATTGTTAAAAATAGATTCAAGTGGTATTGATGGTACATTAAGAGCTGTGCAAGATGGAGATGCTACTGATAGTGCTTTATCTATAGCTACAGATAGTGTATTAGTAAAAGGTAGTGGTGTAAAATTATATTTTCACGATGCAGATGGTGGTGAACATATATCAGGAAATGGTTCTATTCTTAGCATAGCTGGTGGTAATGAAATAGATTTAACAGCTACAGCTATTGATATAAATGGTACGGTGGATATGTCAAGTACAGTCCAAGTTGGTGGAGCGTTAACTGTTGGTGTTGATGGCACTGGATATGATGTAATATTTTATGGTGATACTGCAAGTTCTAATATGACTTGGGACGAGTCAGAAGATGATTTAGTTTTAAATGATTCACGATTGTTGATTGACCAAGATGATAACGTAGATTCTATTGTTGTTGATACAGAAGCAACAAGTGCCCATGGTTTAACAATCGCTGGTGATGCTTTAACAACTGGAAGTGCTTCAGTTTTTTCTACATCTTCAACTGCTTTAGCTTCTACTGCTACTGGTGGACTCGTGGAAATATCTAGTACTGGCGATACAGATACTAATGTTAACAATCTATTATTTATTAAAAACGACCATGCTGACTCAACTGGAACAACTGCTTTAAAGATTCAACAGGATAGCACTGGGCTAGCCATTGATGTAGGTGGTGGTTATATCGCTAACGAACAAGGTCGTCAAGACCATTTAGCGAATACAATGCCTGCTCCTCATTATCGGTTTGATGGAGTAAATGATTATATTTCTGTAACAGCAAATGATTTCACAAAGACCCAAGATATTAGTATTTTTTGTTTAGTCAAAACATCAAACACAGATTCATCTGCTGGATATGCTGGAAATGCGGCTCTTAATATTGTTGGAGATAGTCGAGGAAGTGTTCAATCTGGATTTGGTATTCATAATGGAAAAATAAGAGTAGCTCACTATGAAAGTTCTTGGTCAACACTTGATTCAACTTCAAGTGTTAATGATGATAAATGGCATCATATAGGATTTGTATATGATGTATCAGAAGATGAAGTAAAATTTTATATAGACGGAGTGTTGGATAGAACTGGAACTTTAACTATGACCGACAGTGGTTGGGCTTATGATGTGATAGGGAAGGGGTATAATTCGATAGATTTTTTTGATGGTGAAATCTCTAAATTGCAAATTTCCAATTATGCCTTAACAGCTACAGAAGTAAAAGAACTCCACTCTGGAGCATCAGTACCTTTTAAATATAAAGGTGCTAATGGGACGGAGTTGATTTTAGCTGCGGGTGCATCGGATGATAATACTTTTGCTTCAGATACTACATTTTGGACTAATAGTGGAAGCACAACAATTAATAATTCATCAGATGGGCAATGTGTAATGGGTGCTAATGGTCAATATATTTCACGAGCAAGTTTCCTAACTATTGGCAAGAGGTATCGTGTTAATGTTAATGTTGTTTCTGGTAATATTAGAGTACGGCAGGGGTCAGCCTACCCAGTAGGAAATGTTGGGACAGGAGTACAAGATATTTATTTTACAGCAACTTCTACAGAGTTTGAGATAGTTGCGAATGGTGCTGCTGCTACTATTGACGATTTGTATATTTACCAAATCGGTGCAGTCGCAGAATACGATGGGTCTGGAATAACCAATGATAAATGGTATGATAAAAGTGGGAATGGTTTAGATGGTACAGTATCAGGAGCTACAGATGAGAATACTGCTGGAGCCCCATGGATTTCACCAAATCATCCCGCATTTCAGGTTCAACTTGCAAACATGAGTAATATTGCTGTAGCTCAAACGACAATGACTTTCAGCTCTGAAATATTTGACCAAGATGATAATTTTAATGTTAGCACTTTTACATTTACTGCACCAGTAACAGGAAGGTATCTATTAGCCATCAATGTTAGGCTTGACGACCTTGATAGTGCAGCCGACTATTATCAATTATATCTTGTAACATCAAACAGAACTTATTATCCTGGGACTATTGACCCAGATATTGGGGATATAGATGCAGATTTTTTTCCTCTGGGTGGAACAGTATTAGCGGATATGGATAAAGGTGATACGGCATTTACTAGGATTCTGCAGACCGCAGGGTCTGTACAAACTGATGTTGTAGATGGATACTTTAGCGGATACCTCGTTTGTTAGGCGAAATAACCAATTTTAAAAGAAATTAAATAACAAGGAAATATAATGGACATAACAAAAAGAACATTAACAACTACCGAAGAATCGGTATTGAAAAATGACTTAACCAATGTGCAGGTATGGGTAGATGGAGCAATTGACGGCAAGGCTAATAATTGCAAAAAGCGAATGATAGATGAATGGATGCCTAAACTCTATGCTGATGAATCAGTAACTCAAATACCAGCCAATCAAGATGAAATTATTGCTTTAGTCGTAGCAAGAAGTGATTATTTGAATCGAGTAGAACGAGACCAGGGGTATCCAGAAGGCGACCCATCTACATCTTGGGAATTATCACACTTACAGAAATATTGCAGTAGTGATGGTGTTGACTATGAAGATGGTACTAATTTAGATGAAGATGGAAATGCAATAGCTGCAAATAGTAAAGCAGAATTAGTTGAACTAATAGAAGCTGAATAATGGGTAAAGCATTAATAGATAACGATTCGCCATGCGATTGTGAAGACTGTAACTGCGAAAGCTGTAACTGTGGGTAAAGCATTCATTAACAAATTATTAACTATATTATTGTTAGTAGGATTCTTATACGGACAAACAGATACTTTAACATTTAAAGTTAAGGGATTAGTGTGTAGTTTTTGCGCACATGGATTAACTAAAGGAATTGGTAATCTACCATTTACAAATAAGCAGAGTATTTTTGTAGATATAAATAATCAAATCGTTAAAGTAGTCATCAATCAAAATTACAAGGCAGTTCCACATTTGAAACAAACTATTAAATTAATAAAAGAAACTGGATATGAAGTAGATAAAGTTTTTTTAAATGGAGTTGAATTAAATGGGTA